AGTGCTTAAAGATGTAGGTGCTTTAAATCCAACATATCTACCATTGTTTCCAGGCACTCCTACTTTTTCTTTTAATTTAATACTACCAGTTGAAACTCCAGAAGATTCACTTATATAAAGATCACCCGTCATCTCATCGCCAGCTTTTAGTACATAGTTTGATGATGTACCACTAGGAGAGGACCAGGACAATGTACCATTTCCAAGTGTTGTTAAAACTTGTCCACTTGTGCCGTCTACCGATGGAAGAGTCCATATCTTATCTGCGGTAAGATTTAATGGAGCTCTAAAGCCAACATAATTAGAACTGTCTGAATCGAAGAGCCTAATATCATTTTGACTTTTTACAATAACTGGACCAGTTACTTCTAGTTTTCCAGTTATATTCAATGCTGTATTTGTTGAGGCGTTTAAACTAATAGGATTTCCAGATTGAATCGATACGGAAGATCCAGTAAGATATGCAGTTTGAAGACTTACTGATGTGCCTGAGCTTGCAAAATAAACAGCTCCAGATTCAATTCTAAAAGTTAGAATATCGCCTACTAGTAATGGGACAAGAATTGTTACACTACTAGCAGCATTTCCAAGTGAACTACTTTCCTGATAATCCTCGTCTATTATTAATTTTTGACCATTTAAGTAAACCTGAAGTTGACCAGATCCGTTGATATAGGATCTACTGGAATTTTGATTCCTACTATCTAGAGGCAAATTCGCCACATATGTCTGTGTCGGAAAGCCTGGATAATCAGAAGATAGTATTATTTTTTCTTCATATATATTGCCAACTGGATTAACATGATGCATAGTGTTTAAAACATTGTTTGCACGTATGTATATAACAAAAACATCTTCATCTGCTGGAACGCTACTTGTGCTCGTTATGTATACGTATCCATTTGAGTCTGAATCTTGAGTACTTGAATTAGTTGTTATATTTGTAAAAGTTTTTGATTTTGCTCTATTTATTCTAATCCAAGCACATTCATTGTTTTCAATAGATACTCGAGCAGGACTTTGTTGAATTGTATTTATAGATGCAGCATCTATTACGTTATCATTTGAAGATCCGTTTATTTTTATAGTAACAGAACCAGAAGAATATCTGTAGTAAAGATACCATGGTGTACCAGTAGTATTTAAAGCAACACCAGCAGTATCTATTATTGATATGTTCTTGTTTTGAGCATTCTCATGATCATTGCTAGTCCAAGATCCAGAACTCTTAATTTCTATACCTGTCCAACTGTATACTGATGTTCCGCTAAATCTATAAAAAAGAATTATCTTATTTTCTTCTAGCGCAAATCTACCGCCAGATGTAGGGACCAGATCCTCTACAGTTGGTGTTATGCTTGTATCAGATTCTCTTGATATCTGAATAATCAATGCCTGATTTTCGCTTAAAGAAAAATCAGTAGGTAAATTTATAGTCTGTCTAGGAGATCCGGGTCTTTCTATAAATAGAGTATTGCTTGAAAAACCATCTCCAACTATTATTTTTTGATATATTGAATTTTGTGTGTTTCTAAAAACAACTCTTCCACCTACGATAGATCCTCTATCTTGAACCCTATCTGCCATCATGGCCGTGAGCTTTGACACTCGTGCAGTTAAGCTATCGTTAGCATCTGAGTTAAAGTTTTGAACACCTTGAAGAGTGTTGGTTGATTCTGGAAGAAAATAAACTGGATTTGACTGTGCGAGCGATGTCATTCCAATGAAGTCTAGAATATTCTTACTATCTGGCTCATTTATATCAAGAGACTCTCCCTGTATAACCTTAGCTGCACCAAATTCTGTTCTAAGGTTAACTCTAGCGCAGGTAGCTTTTCCAATACTCACATTTCCGGCAGCAAGTGATGGAATCTGAAACTGAGTATTGTTTCTGTAATTTATGTAGTAATCACCATCATGTAAAGAAGATGTATCTGATATCTTTATTTTTTGATTTGATTCAAAGTTATGATTTGCAGATTCTAATAGATATGTATCTCCAGATGCCGACGAATAATTAGCATCTGTAGTCACAACTGCCCATCTAACCTTTATGCCAGTGTAGTTTAATTTTGAAGATGTTTGTATTATTACAGTTGTGTCAGATTCTTTTTCAATTTGATACGGATTATTGCCATATCCAGATAGTTCACTTCCACTACTATCAGTTATGACAATTCGATCTCCATCGACCAGCCCATGTGGTGTTGCAATAAAATCTATTATTGCTCTTTTGCCATTTGCTTTTGTTATATTTGCAGAAACATCTTTCGCTTGTATTAATGATATTTTTTGTACAGTATCTGAGCGATTTGCTAACCAGTAAAATTGACCACCAAGAGACCATGGCTCTGATGACGATCTAGATGAGACTTTAATATCTGAATTAGTATACTGACCCTTTGTGTATGTGGCTACAGAAGTATCACTTGTTCCTTGATATGTTCCACTCAATTCTATAGATAATGCATTACTTGGATTTGTTGTAGATGACCCAGATTTATTTAATCCAGTCCAAAACCTCTCTACTCTTAAATATAAGTTATCATTGTCGATTGATTTTTTAATCCAATCCCCTTGAGATAAGTTCTCAAAAGATCCTAATGAACCGTTTACATGAGATGTGTTATTTAAGAAGATAACTGGATCATTTAAAGAGTTTATTTGCTTATTACGAAGCATGTCTACATACATGACTTCGTCATTGTTTAAGGTTATTCCACTTACATTAGATCTTATTATTATATCTCTTGGATCGTTCATTTTTCTATAAACGATATCTTCTGACCATATTATTTTTCCAGGACTTGCGAGATCGTGCGTCCATCTCCCTTTTGATTTTATAGAGCTTCCCAACGTGTCATCGAATAAATTTAATATATTTATAGTTGGAGTTGATTCATACCAGTATGTTGTTCCAGACAGCTCTAGAAGTTTTGTCATAACAACATCCATCCATTCTTTCAATGAAAAGATGTTCTTATCACCACCAAAGAACGGAGTTGGAGATGTTGTATTTTCAACGTATAAAGAAGGTTCATCCCTAGTGTAACTAGAGCTTGGAAGAGATTTAAAAGAATATGTGTTTAGACTATTTGGAGAAGATCCTCCGGTTCCAAGTCTGAACATCATGTTTCTACAGTCTGTTATCTTAGTTATTGAACTAGAATCTAATTCAACTTTTGCTATCGGAACAGATCCTTCAGGAAAAGCGGATACAGATACTCCGACTTCAACTTTTATAACAGATTGAGTATTAACTATCTGATTAAATTCTCCACCTTCTCCGCTGTTTAAGTCAACGTCCCAAAATGCTCTGCTATCAGAAGCAGAACCCTCTGAAGATACCACTACATATATGTAATTAGTAGCGTTTTTTCTAAGATCTGGAGTAAGGGGCTCTGCTAAAGAATTGCCTTCTTCCAGTCCGTAGAAGAAGCATCCAGAAGAAGATAGTGGATTGTACAAAACTGAATTAGCGACTCGTATAGACACGCTAACAGTATTTATACAAAGAGGGGCATCTATTATCTCAAAACCCTTCAATATCATCGGCGTAGTGCCAACAAAAGATTTTATCAGGTGTTTGAAATCGGACGCAACATATGACTCTATAGCTAAAATATCTGGCAAATCAATACGTTGCTGGGATCCTACTAACAACCTAGATAATACTGCCATTTTAAAACTCCATTAAGCATACTAAATGCAATATGTCACTAACTTTATAATTATACATTATTTATGATCAGCCAAAACTCAAGACTCATTATATATATCGTATTCAGAGTACGCAACATTCGGATAGCGTATTATGTATCTTAGATAAACTCCCACGCTCTTGACTTTTGATATCAGATCTTTTAGAACATCCAAAGCAGCCCCCGGATCAGATGCATAGAAAGCATATTCTCTGCCGAGACCACCTAAAATCTGTGCTCCTTTTCTTCTTATTGCAACTATTCCAGAATTCTGATCATGATCATACTGAAATACATACGCAGGATCCAATGCTATTGTAGAGTCTGAGTATTTGTATAAATACCTAACAGGTCCTTCTTGAGTCTCTAGGCCATAGTCAAAGATTAAATAACCCTGTTCGTTTGGTATGCTATTAGACGAATCTATAGATAAGTTTAAAACAACACTTCCTGCTTTTATATTCATTGCAGTTTTACCAGTATAAGCAGAAAGAACAAATGAAGACCCCGTATCCCATACAACTGGTCCAATTATTCCAGTATTAATAACCGCCGATGTTAGATATATTCGACTTCCACTGTTAGAAAGTTTAATAGCTTCGCCTCTAGCTGTTCCGCCGTTGCTAGATTCTACTGATCCAAAAGATTTATATTTAAAAGAATTTGCTGTTACATCGTATATATTCCATGTTCCATTAAAGCCAGATCCGGATTGAACATCATATATGCATATTGATTGATTTTCAATAAAGTTGTGAGAATTTGTAGTTGTTACTGTTACAATATCTGATGAGTTTCTTATAATACTTGATATGTTAAATTCAAAAACACCCGATAATTCTGGTATATTTGGCTCTATTCCAGTTAAAGTATTTTGATTTTTTCCAGTATATTTAAAGAAAGTGGAATAAGAATCAAATCTTCCATCTATTGTTTTTAAAGAGATAAAATCTTCAGTAGAAGTTTTTATATGAGACTTTATTTCTTCAATAGGCTCTATTACGAATTTGCCTGAACTAGGCCAATCAGAAGCATCATCGATTTCTATAGATGTTTGTGATATTCTGTTTGTCATAGTGGCTACATTTCCATTTACGTGAGCAGAACCTTTTAATACACGCCTAACAACAGGAGGGGTTGATGGCATCTCTATCACTATTTCTCCAGGGGAGGTTTCCCACACAACTGATCTATTGTCTTTAGTATAAATAACACTTTTCTTAGGTGTAAAGAATCTAACGAAGTAATCATTATTTAAAGAATGATCAAAAATCCCATCTTGCGATAGTAGATTTGTGAATCTTATAGAATTATTACTTAAATCAACATCGCTTATTACAAAACTCCCACTGTTTTTAGTATTTTCAGGCATGTCCAAAACGACAACATCTCCCGCGTTTACTAAATATAAATTTGGAGAATATCCATCTATGTAACTCAGCGTAACGCTCTCTCCAATCTTACTAAAACTCCATCTGGTATTAGAACCAGATCCAGCTGCCTCTATGAAACCTGGAAAATTGATAGATATATTAGCCCTGCCTCCAACTATCTCCACAGACCCCTTAGATCCAATTGTTTTTGTAAATATTCTTATGAATTTCTTTTTCTCTATTCGATTATCGAATGCTACAGCAAACGAATACTTAGCTTGTCTATTTATTATAGCTACTATTTCATCCACTCCGGCGTTTGATATGTCAGTAAAATCTTCGCTTTTAAAAAATATCTCTTCAATATTATTATTGTCTATTAAGTAAGTAAGTTCCCATCCGTCTTTAAGATTGAAGTAATCAGCAGTTGTAGATTGAATAAACGCTGTTGTGGACTCTTTAAAAAAGAAGATATCAAGAAGTTGATCAAGAACTATTTTTACTTGTTTTGGCTTATATGCAAGTATTGGAATATATCTGCGCATTGTCTCATCGTCCATGCCAACTACTTTTGGTCTGTTTATTTTTAAATTAGATGCTAATTTATCTATATATGGACGATTAGATGTGTTTATAAAAAACTGTTTACGAACTTCTTCTACTAAATCAGCAACATCTTGATCAGATTCTCCTATAGCTTCTATCAATGCCTTCCAGTTTGGATTTATATGAGTTTTAAAATATGGGTTTAATTTATCGTTTAGATAGTCTTTTGCTTTTTTATTAGTACTCATATCTTCCTCACGCTAAGCTTATTGACTCGGGAGATATGAATGCTTTCTCGTCATCACTTATTGCAGTTCTCTCTTCAGAGGCAGCAGGATAAGTGAAGGTAGCAGCATCTATTCCGTTAATCGCCATTATTCTTGCTATGATTTCAGAATGAACAACATCTTTTCCAACTCCAAGTGAATTTACGTAGTTTATTATAACAGATTTAATATCGTTAGATATTTCTGTTAAGTTCACGCCTTCTTTTGTTGTTATATCTAAAGAAACACGTATTGATCTTATCAACGGGGGAAGAACTTCAATCAAAGACCCTACCGCCCTTCTTCCTGGATACGTTGTCGAATCTGGTTCATATCCATCTATTATTCTTTGCACTGTTTGCAATAATCCAGTGTAATAAGAATACCCATCTATACCAGAAGAAGCACCAATTTCAAAATCCAATTTTCCAAGTGATTTAACTTTTGTTCCATATACACTTGACACCTTGTCTGATTGATGATCTGGAGTCATATATATAAATCTTTGATTAGAATTAAGTTCACTTATTGCAGTGTGTTTTACTTTTCTTACTGATTCATATTTGTAATTTTCACTTTCTAATATATATACTCCATCTGGTTTTAGGTTAAGACTTACTGAAGTTTGACTAATGGCATCTGGATTATAAACTCTTACATATTGAGCTTTTGTTTCTGGATCTGTTCCAAAATCTTTTATTGTAAAAATACCAGAATTAGAAGCTTCGAACCAACTACTGTTAGATATACTTTCTATTACTAAAGAATCGCCTATTAAAACAGAGTCAGCTGAGTAGAAAACAATATCATCTGGATCTTCTAGTAAAACACCCTTTCCTATGCCTGTATTAGAATCCAAAGATTGATTTATAGCAACACCTTCTGATATCGAATCGTCTCCTTTATATGGAGAACCTAGATATAGAATAGTTGCAGTTTCTGAATTTCCAGTATCAAAACCAATAACTTGAACCAGATGATAATCTTCATCTTCTTTTTTCTTAACCCAGTCTCCAGTTGCGACATACTTAAATGAACCAGTTATCCCTGTTATCTGAGTTGAGTTTGCTTGCCATGTTACTGAAATATCTCTATTATTAAATTTTTTAAATCTATTTATTTGTTCTTTGCAATTTGGATTCTCGATTATTACATATTCGTCTGAGACACCTAATACTCTAAACAAACCATTATTAACAGAGTTAAAAGTAGATCCACTTATTTTTACAAAATCATCAACAGCAACTCCAAATGCTTTAAAACTTGGACGCAAAGAGCCGTCTCCATATCCATCTGTGACATAGGAAATTCTGGCTAGATTATTAAACCCAATACTTTCAATTTTTAATTGAGTAAGTGAGACTCCTTGAGGCTCTGGCTGAGTCAGGTTTTGAGTATTTTTTATTACAACTCCACCGTAATAAGTAGTATTAGCACCACTGGTAATGCTGAACATAAAAGAAGATGGCGATAGTATTTTAGATATTGACTTAGAACCATTTAAACGTGAATCTAATGTGTCTTTTATGTATATATTATTAGACCCACCTCCAGTGCCAAATCCATGGTCTCCTTCTGTTATTACTGTGGCCAATGTTCCTGCAGTTGTAATTGTTTTTATTTTAATATGGCTTGTGGTTTCAAATCTCCACCTAATGCCTACTGATGGAAATACTTCAATATTTCCGTTTTTAGGCGTCCCCGAGAAATTTGAAATTTCGCATTTTGGATTAACTACATGCATGTATCTGTTTACTGCATCTACTTTTACTATTGGATAATTAGATATTTTTCCACTTCCAGTAGATTTTGACCATAATTTTGCGGGAAAGCTAAAGATATTGTTGCTAGTTGGATCATCTGCCCAAACTCCAAGCAAATCTCCAGGTTTTACTTTCTCTAAACTTATGCCATTTTCATCAATAAAACTATAATAACTAGATATTGGATTTAATGCTGATTTTATTTTATCAACTATATTGTTAGGAGAATCAGTAGATAATATTGAAACTTGAATTTTAATATCCGAGTTAAGGTATTCCGGACTACTTGGTGGTGTTGTGTCATTAACTGCAAACCATATGGCGACCTTAGAATTTGGTTGACTTCCCTGAAATATAAAATAATCAGCTTGAGAAGGAATTGAGTTGACAGATATATTGAATGTTAATTTAGTAGTAGTAGATCCATCAACTACATCAAACAACTCTAATGCAGAGGGGCTGGGTGATTCATCTCCATCGGATTCTCTTGTGGCTGGAGAAATAAGCGCTGAACCAGTCGCCTTTGATTGTATTTTTATATTCTTACCAGCATCATTGTGTTCCCATTTGTAAACATAACCAGAAGCAGCATTGCCTCCATATTCAGACGAGATATCGGTAACAGTCCATTTAACAAAATCGTATGAATTTATTTCTTTTTTATTAAATATATAATCACAATCGCCATTTGTATAAGGTCTAACCGTAACAGTGTCGGTTGAGCTTAAGCGAGAATAT